ATACCAAGACGTAGTAAAAGGGTCAGATGCCATAAAAGTACTGGTATCTTTCCTTTTTGCAGGAATAAATCGATATTCCGAATAATACGGCAATTCAACCGATATCATTGGATTTACAGAAGTTGGGTGCTGTATAGCACCATTAAAAGATCGCAAAGCAGAATTCAGTATACCACCTAAAGGTGTACCCGTGTTCTTGAATATTCTTGAAGCTTCCGATCCAGCGTAATCAAAAGTGTTTGATCGCGCAATCAAAACAGTAGTGTTTTGATCTGAAGTTAAAAGTGGAGAAGTATCTATAGCGTACCTAACTCCTCCACGCACACCTGCGTATGCCATGGACACATAGCGAAGGGGGGTCATATTTACAAAAGTGTAATCACCCGCAACCAATGCGTAAGACGGTGGTCCTGTAGAAACAGGATCTGTTGTGTATCCAGGCAACAAAGGCAAATGGGGACGATCATATTTCAAAAAGACAGGACCCACCAATGATGTAGGTGCAAGATATTCATACAACGAATATCTTTTCAAAACTTGACGAAATGAACCTATGACTTCACCAAAATGTACAAGTGAAGAAGGATCATTGACAGGAGTCTTATTTGCCATGATGTCCTTTGACGGCACGTCAGATGGTAATATGGTAGTCATTTCTGAAGACTGAGGCAAAATTTCAAAACTCTGTGGTGCTGTGGTCAAAGTGCTATTAGTCACTCGCAAGAGTTTCAATTCGTCATCAGTTGGGACTGCCACTTCAAAATCATCAAGCATTTTTACAAGAACGTTTATTTCAACGTCATTATTGATGGTGGAGTTGGGAACCGTCAACTCATTTACAACATATACAGAAATGGTTCCATTACCAAAAGTAGTTGAGGAAGAAGTGTACCCCAAAGGTGCCGTTCCGTAGTTAATAGATCCTTGCAAACCACGATGTCGTCTCCAAGTCGTGGCTTGTCCCCAACCAACGTCAATGGAAAAATCGGTCTCTTCACTGATATCAACGATTGTGGTGTAAGCCGTATTGTACTCGGCACTACCAATGCCACCTTCGGGGTCATAGACAATCTTAAGTCTGCCCTTATGGTAACCGCTAGAAACAACCATGAACCTAAACTGCATACTTCCACGCCAATACTTGAAAGGCATGCAAGCAAATGCACATGCGGTAAAATGATGTTCATTGCCAATCTTGTCGAAAAGAGATGGATCAACTACAGCTTGGAAGAGCAACGTTTCAGGAGCTGTTCCAACTTGCCAGGGAAAATTTGTTAAGTAGCTTTCCCTGCTAGCTACGTATTTGATGGTCATTTGATCCTCACTAGACAACCCAGTAACCCGTGGGTCAACTGAAAGTTCTTGTTTGGCATCAACAGACAACTTGTAGGAATCATTCTCCATATTGGTTATAGACATAGTGGTTTTACCCGTAGGACGAGTTAAACAATGTTCCAACGCAACAGGAGAACTATATCCAAACAAAGTTGCTATTGATCCTACTGCAGAAGCTCCTATCTGAGTTGCAGTAGCAAAGGGTGCTATGTAAGGTATTTCAGTAAAATAACCAGCAGCTTTAGCGATGGCACCGGCAATTCGTGAAACCGGTTTCTTGCCATATTCGTCATTCATTTCCTTAGATTGGGGAGCAATTGCTCCAGGTTCGACTTGAGTAGGAATTGAAAAGTGCACATCTTCTGCCCAAGCAAAAACGCTTACAGTCACATCATCAGTGGCACCGTTAGCATGCTTGAGAGGTTGTAAAGAATGTGCAACCAATTCCCCCATTTGGTTCCAATCTTGACCAACAATATCCATTAAATTCTTATAGAAGAAGAAAGGCAATTCCATTTCTCCTCCAGTGGAAGTAGTCGGGTTAAGCCAAATGTGTGGTCTTTGCGAAGCTGCGACCACGTCAGAATCAATGAATGCTCTATCCACAGTCAACTCATCTTGTTGACGAAGAGGATTATAACTAACTATCACTCTTCCATAGTGAAAAGCATTACCATTTAAAATAACTTTGACTTTTAATTTGGCTCGCATCAATTTGTAATTGGAAATTCTGTTAATGACTCGTGCATTTTGAAAATACAACGACCATGGATCAATTTTAAAATACAAGGGGCTGCCAACTCCCCATTCTTGTTCATGGATTTTAATTGGACGAGAAAAGAAATGATCCAAAGTTGCATCTGAATTTAATGCTTGGTCCCTCAATGTATCAATATAAGTTTCCACTATTTCAGTTGCCCCCGCAGAATCATCACTAAAATGAACATTCTCGTGTGTTGCTGTTTCAACCTCAGCAGAATGAGGTGAAACAGAATCCAATTTGACTTTCTCGCGTCGCTTTTTAAGATAATCTTCAGCTAGTGCATATAAAATGTACAATGTAGCTGATTCTACCAAAGCTGACCAATCAATACCGGTCTTTTTGGATTCCGCACTATCCTGTGCTTGAGACCTTACTTTGTCTCCATCGAATGACCAGACACTCTCTGGTTGAGCCTGCTTTGAGTTCAGGTTCTCTTTATTCAAATTATATAAAGGATAAAAAATAACTATTTAACATTCATGCAATATGTAAGCGTGCTAACGCTGAAATGAAATATGTAAATATACAAAGCCTTTTATGCATGGTCTATGGTATCCAAAGTATCTTACATTACAACTGATTGTTTTCATCCAAATCAGAGGTCCCATATTTGTCTTTCCACATTTGTACTCGACTGTCAAAAGAATAATGAACTGCCGGGATAGGCAAATCCAAATCCTCGCAAACCTGTTGCATTTTAGCCCGACGGTCTTCATAAACTTCACGTCCATGTGCAAACCATTCGTGCAATGCTGTTTCAACACAGCTAATAGCAACGGTAACTGGCGTTTCAGTTTTCGATTTCAAATTACAATGAAGTGATTTAAAGATAGATTGTTCAGTCAATTTCCCTATTCTTGTACCAATTTCAGGGATAAAATTTGACTGTCGTTTCAAAAAATCAGCATCTTCAATGTTCAAAAACTCACATTCATTTTCAGACTTATCAGGCAATGTGATTTTCATCCCATGCTGAGCTAAAAAATGTTTGTAAGTTAAAAAATTGAATCGATTCCTTACTTCCTCTCTGACACTTCCAGTTTCGTCATCTCCATACGTCATAGCAGCTACCCAATCACGAAAATTGTCCTTCTCAGGACAATAATGGAAAAAACCCATTCGTAAATAAAGCGCGCCAGCAATACTGTTAATATAAACAGTTATATTGTTACCGGAAGTGTTAATGTTGTACGCCATGATCATCGTACCGTTGTAATCAATGAGTGGGTGTATCATGTCAACTACCATCATAGACATAATAAAAATATCCTCAGGTGTATAATTACATACCTGTGCGACATCAATGAAACATTGTAAAACTTTATAAGTCATGTCTCCACCCATACGAACGTCATATTTTGAATAATCAAGTGCCAAAATCTTACGATCAGGCGCAAACTTTTCAGCATGTGACATAAGTTCATCCCATTGAGGTCCGAAAGCATTGACACCCACTGCCATCTCAGACAACAGAGGGCACAAGGAAAAAATGCGGGCTATGGGTAAAAAATACTTACGTATCCACAAACCAAAAGCAACCGCAGAAGCTTGAAAAACTCTTACTTTTTCCTTATCAACAGGAGTAGGTTCATCCTTTAATGTGGCCGTAGTCACAGGATAAGCTCTTTCTCCTCGTTTCCAGCAATCGAACATGCGTTCCATTTCCTTTACGACTTGTGGATCTGGAACACGATCCACAAGTCTTTCCCCTTCCCTAATCTCCGAAAACCAATTAGTTTTAGGTCCAAAAATAGGAAAACCCATGCCAGTATTCATAGGCATAGCATCCAAAAAACGCTTTCCAGCTACTCCCAATACCATTTCCTTTGAATTCAAAGGAGCAATACCTTCCTTACTATTCATTTCTTGTGCAAAAATAAGTATAGGTTTCAACCAATCCTGACGAGCACGTTCAAGCAACGAAGGCATGAACATTTTTGACGGATTGACAATGTATTGTAGGGTAGCGTTAAACGCTTTCCAATTTGGCTTCAAACGAGGAGCTCCCCAGCAATTTACTACTTGGAAATGTTCCTCAATCTTTGGTGACAAAATGGATTGAACCACGCGGCTTTTAGCTTCAGACCGCAAACTAGTGGAACCATAAACGTCAATAATGGAATTTTCGTCTCTTTCAATTATCATTTGGGCATTAGGATGTACATCCTTAGTGGTTAAAAGAGGTTTTCCATATTGAGTCTCTGGCAATTCTGTAGAATTAGCTACAGGTCGCAAACCAGGCAGAGAATACAATTTTTCTCTCATCTGATCGGCTTTTGTTCGTGTAACAGTCATCATTACACCGTACTGCTTTTCTTCATTTCCGCCAATGTGAAATCCCATAATTACAGGGTTAACACCTTCAGGAATGAGCAGAGCCATACAAGTGCCCTCTCGTGCTGTGTGAGTGGTATATTCACCACCATACATAGGCATATACTTGTGTCCGTAGACTCCATGCTTTACAGCAACCTTTTCAGGAACCAATCTTATGTGTTCATTGCGCGCTAACAAAGTGCACATTGAATTTCCAGTTGGCAAACTCACTGGAAGATGTTTCATAAAATTACCTGAAATATCAGGACAAACAGGCACAAACGCAACGACGATATCAAGTTCCTTATCATGAACAGCATTGTGGTTCAACTGTGCAATAAAAGAAACCTTACTGGTCTTCCGATTCTCATCACGAAAACAAGTGACGTTTACCCACTCATGTGGTGGTTTAGACATATCAGAACCAGGAAACAAAATGTGATATGGAAACCAAACTATGCCTTTTTCAGGGCAAATAACATTGCAAGCTGCAATAGAACCATCAGGCTTAGTAAAATGCCCAAACCATAAATTTTTCTTGCATGTTGCTTGAATGTGTTCTGGTAACGCAAAATTCACTTGAGAAGTTGCTTTCCATCCAATTTTTTCCATCATATATCCAAACCATGATGGTTGTTTCTCAATATCTTCTGGTGTCATTGATTGTGGATTGGCAATACGTTTCTCATTCCACAACTGTACCATTCTGACTCCTACAGCTAGAGTTGCTACAAACAAAATGCTCTTGGGAAACTTACCATCACGAACATTTTTAGCATAATCAGGAAGTGCGTCTCTTTTCCTCAAATAACGTTCTTCCATTTGAACAACTCGTCTTCTGTGCAAGACATACCCCACACAAGTACAGCTCCAAGCTGCAAAAATGCTTCCAAGCACATAAGATACTTCTTTCATCACTATACCATATAAAAATAATAAAAAACATATACAACTAGAAAATCTTATGTATCGCTGAATGTCATACAGTGCCGCTGTACTATGCCACGCCTTAACTGTTCTTTTAAAAACAGCTGTCTGAAATAACCATTCAGGCGTTATGGCAAAAAGCAATGGAGTTGCAGTATTGTTCATTTCTGCTTGTAGTTCTCTCGCCAAAGTTTTTGTTGCCATGGATCGTATAGGTTTAAAACCCAATATTGAATTTAAAAAATCAATAGGTTTCAACCAAGAACTCATGTAACCAGTAAAAGCAGATGTCACAACATCACGTGCAACACTTGCAATGACCTCACCTGCATGAGGCTCGACGTCATCAGTTTGGACGCAAGAACAATATTCTGGATATTGCTTACACTTAGAACAGAATTTTGACTTGACTGCATTCTTAGATTTAATCATCAAAGAATCTTGATCAGCCTTATGCGTTGAAGACAAATATATTATCGCTTTCAAATAGGCTTGTAAACTCATGTTTTCACATACAACAAGCTCACCGTCATCCGTTAAATATTTCACTGTTTCAAAACGGTAACTGCTCTTTCCTGGAGCAACCTCAAAAGCAATGCATTCTTCAATCTTCAAATTCCAAATATCCATTACCATTGAATTGTTATTACGAATCTTTGGATGTCGTGTGTTCAACATGGTAGAACCAGTCTTACGGAATTCCTCTCTGACTTCGCAATCAACATGATAAAAACGTCGCAAAATTGACTCAGGACAATTACTGTAGCAACGTGCATCAAGATCTTTTTGATTGGTGGTAACCACACCAACTTTAAAATCTATAAAAACTACACCTTTTGCATTCAATTCTGCTTTTATTGCTTGTGCAGCAACATTATTAAAAAATTTAATAATCACAGAAGTATGAGGATTATCCTTGGAAAATTCTGGCTTTGCATTCCCAATATCATCCATGAAAACGCCAAGAATGTCCGAAGTCCAAGTAGACTGATATTTATCAAACATATCCATGGTAATAATTCTACCATCATCAACTACTCCTTCATCATTGACAAAGCCCATCGCTGCCAAAGCCTGGTGCATTGTTAACTTACCCAAAGTCGTCTTACCGACAGAGGTAGTTCCATAAATTGATATACCAAAAGGTTGCACTCTGATATCTGTATTTTTCCTTTTTGCTGCCAATTTCTCTGAAATTGCCATAAGATCTGAATATCTTTTTTGCAACCACAATGCGGTAGGTCCTTCACATTTGGCTCCTTTCATTACGCAAGTAGTTTTAAGTACATGATTGAGTTTATTTTCGAATTCACCTAAATCATCAACATTTCCAGCAATAGCTGAATCTGCTTTGGCTAAAACCCAATCACATGTTTCGTTGTATTCCTGAATCCGTATGTCAGAATATAAAATGGGTGCTATTGACTTTGTCTCAAAACATTTCCAGCCAACTTCACTCATCCAGACGAAAGTCTTGACCAATGCGTCAATGACATCAACAGCAGCAAGCTGTTCCTTTGCTGCCTCGAACGAAACGAGTTTGAGTCCAAAAGGACTCCACTGCACGCTTTTCGTAGTGCATACAGTCAATGACATGGCTGCAGAAATCAAATAGGAAATCTTCTTAAAGATAGTGTTTGTCTTAAAGAGTTCCCATTTATCCATGATCTCTCGGCCTGTCCATGCTTGTGGATCAACATCTTCTGTTCCACAAGTCTCTGTGACTTCATTGATAATTTTGTAAAGTTCCATTACAATACTCTTATTTTTTGAGTACATTTTAGCATAAGAAGCGACAGCCATAAAAAAGTCCATAAAACTTTTGGCTTTGCCTAAGTGATAACCAAGAATAACTAAGTTTTCAAGGTGTCCTAACCACTCATCGATCTCATCGCTTTGCTGTATATTATCAACTAAACTTTTTGCGTCACTTACAGAGGACAACAAACCTGAAAGTTCGTCATCATCTTTGTCAAATGCTTTGGCCTCAGCCGCAGCATGTGCCATCTCATTACGAACAAGAGTGGCACTGGACATTTCAAATTCAGGTTCATCATCATCTTCGTCATCAGATAATTCACCTGCATGTGGAACAACGGAACTAGTTGCCACATGTACTGACAATCGAGCGTTACGTTCGCGCAATCGTTGTCGAAGTAATTGTCGTTTTTTCTCGCGGATATTACGACGTCCTTCTTTCTTTTTCTCAAATTTCTTACGGTTCAATTCCTTGATATCCGTTAAATCATCTGAAAAATTACCAACACAATCTTCCTCAGGAATAGATTGTAATCCTCCCAACAAATTTTTATCTGCATTAAGTTCAGCAGAAGAGATATCTTGTACCTCATTAGTAACATTGCACATACGTGCAAACTCAGTAATTTCTTCATTAATAGACTGAGTACGAGCTTCCAGCTCTTCCTGTTTTCTGTTGTCAGGCACAACATGAGATGGGGGCATTGACTGCGAGTCCCCCGCACTCCGATTTAAGTTGTTAGAAGCGGTAAAATGTCCTATACTAGGATGTTTGAGGGTGCAAACCTACAAACTATTTGCCAGCAATAAAACCCGCGCTATTCACGCTATAGGATGGTTTCAACTGGATTATACCTGTTAATTGACGTCATTCAAATCGCAATACATTTTAATACAATTCCTGTATCAACAAAATAGATTACTGAACCAAAAATCTTTTCCTAACTAATAAGTGATAACACGCGAACATGTTGAGTACTCTAGTCTCACACACATGTCCATACTCGTAAGCTGTGTCTTTCTTATCTTGAAAGTTTCATAATGGTATTTCTTTCTAATTATTGAATAAATTGCTATTAAAATCCTATATATTGATTCTAAATCAATCCTTCATACCCTGCTCCAACAGGGCGCCTAAAATTCATGCAAAATCTTGTTGCGCATGAAAAGCAACTCACACTCATTTTACGCTTATAATTAAATAAGTTCTAAGTAAAATTGAGCGAATTTTAAACTCTTTATTGAGTAATGATTTTATACTCTATCCTGAGTTCCCAAATTGGGAAAAAATTGAATATTTTTTACCATAAACATGGAGGTGTATTCTACACCCGAAAATAATTAAATACATCGTCACACTTGAAAGAGTCTCTGCAGAGACTACGATGCAAGCATCCCTAAACACATTTAACCGAGACTAACTGCACGTCTTAATAAGAC